GAGACAGTGGGGTAAGCCATGTTTTAAAGCTCCAAAAAAATTAAAGACCTTTTCCGAAAGTTACCTTGGTGCTACGTTCTTTAAACATAGGCATCCGAGGATCGCTCTCGCGCATATAGGTGTTGTCCACTGACGACATCTGAGCATTAGCCTGTTCTTGGTAATACTCGTCACGTTGCTGTGTGAACTCGACCGGGGTTTTGCAAAGTAATAGACCACCCACTTCAATTCCGTCTGGAAAGCGACCGTTAGGGTTACTAATCAAACGTAATTTAGGCTGTTCTACCGCCTTTACAGGTTCCCAACCCTCGCGTAGTTTCGTAGAAATATTGACCGGATCAGGGTTGTTTAAAGTACTGAGACGAATCCAACGGAAGGCATAGCCATCCTGTGGTTCTGGATCTGGCAATAATGATGGAGGCATCCAACGTTTGGGTCTTTCCATTTCTGCCCGACTCTCAAGTTCTCTAGATTCACGTTTCTGATTTGTCATTAGTTTCTCCTTAATTCCGCAACCTTACGAGCATAAAGTTCTATTGGAACTCCAAGCCGCTTGGCGATGTTTACTTCTCTTGGTGACAACGTAATTTTCTTCGCTGAAACGCTACGTGTCGCAGAAGCAACTACATTTGCTTTAGGGCGCTGAGTCGTTTCAGCGGGCTTCTCAGATGCAAACTTCTCTGGAAACACTTGGCGCAACCTACCGTCTATGCGTTGGTAGTATTCGTCGCTTTGAGGGCTAACGCCATCCTCGACAACCAATTTCTCATGCAGTGCAAGAGCAAATCCGGTCATCTCACGATCCTGACCCCACCAAGAATTAGCACGTTTCCAATTCTCGGCTTTGTGATCCACAAAGTCAGTTTTCGCGTTTAAACTGGTTTGTAGCTGATTTTCATCCTCTTGTAAAGGCTTTGGCTTAAAATTATTTAAACGTTCAGACTTTAGTTTGGTCGAAGTCATTAAATCTTGCGCTTCGACCATCGCGTCGGAGTCTCCAGATTCAAATGCTTCCTTGTACTTCTTCTTAGCGTCCACTAGTTCTGTGGCAAGATTCTTCTTGGCCTGCTCTAAAAGAGCGGAATGGCTTTCATCAACACTGCCCTTGAGCTTGTTGTTTTCTTCCATCATTGCCTTGGCAAATAGAAGAGCCTCTTCCTTTTCTTTAGAAGCAGCCTCTTTAGCCCTGCGTTCGTCGTGGTATGCCCTGTGGAACTCACGTATCTTGTTACGTTCCTTGGGCTTGTAAGAAGCTAATTCATCGTCCGTTGGATCCTCTGGCGGGGTTTCCATAGGCTTTCGGCCACGGTCTCCCTCCGGAGTATCGTCAACGACCTCTATTTCAATGTCATCAAAGTCTTCTGAGACTTCTACTTTGACCTCAGATTTTTCATCTGGGAACTCAAACTCGGTTTTTTCAAATTCAGGCATGGTTTACTCCTTTATGCTCGTGTAATTCCTCTAGGATCCTGAACGACACCTTCGACGCTGTCATCATTAATAATCCTAAATTCTTTGCCGTGAATCTTGATTCGCGTCCCAGTGTTGGGGCGAACAAGGATGAAGTCTCCTACTTTGCATGAAGGCCCAGACGGAAAACGCTTCTCGTCTTTGAAAGCATCTGGCCCCATTTTTACGACAAAAAGGACTGGCGACAGTACTTCTTCGTAGTGCATGGTTTGGCTTGCTTTTACCAGCCCGCTTTCATACTCATCGTCGATGTCCGGTAGGACACACAACATGTGATACGTTGATGGGTCTGGTATTTGTCGTGCCTTCTCCTCAGCCGTTGCTGGGAGAACTGATACTGGCCCTTGCGGGTTCAGCGTCTGAGCTATTTGAAGCTCTGGCATGTTAAGTTCACTCATTATTTAATTTCTCCAATTTACGCGCAAGGTCGGCGATTAGGCTTTGTGCGAACAACAGACCTCTAATGTTGCCGCAAACCTCCCGGTAGGCGGCGTAGTCCGTTGCTGCGCCGTCACCAAGACTCTGGAGCAGGGATCGTTCCCGCTCCTTTAACTCTGAAATTAAATGATTTAAAAGTTTAAGTTCTTCCATTTACACCCTTCTTAAACAGGTCAACCTGAACCTTTTGATTGTTTTGCTTCTCCTGCGTTTGGATACGTGCTAGTTCAATCTCTTTCTGGTCTTGTGCTTTCTGTGTCTGAAGCTGCAAGTTAGCCATATCTTTTTGGATATCTGCATCGACCTTTTTCGCTTTGGTCGCGGCTTCTTGTCCTTGGATCTGGAGTTGTGCTTGCTGGATCTGCACAAGTGGATCTTGGGCGGCTTGCTCTGCCTGCTTTTGGGAGGCTTTGGCCTTGTTGGCTTGGAGTACCTGTGCTGAACCCTCTGCGACGAGGCGAGACAACTCGACTTCCAAATCTTCTGGTAGTTCCGAGTCCGGCGCTGGCAACGGTACTCCCAGTTGTTCTTCTACCTGACGACGGTATTGGAACGCTAAATGCTCTGCAATGTGTGCCATCACAGAAGATTGAATCTTTTGCGCCAGAGGGTTTTGGCCGATCTGGGCAGCGATTGTTGGATCCTGCATAAACGAGGTATGCGAGGCGATGTGGGCTTCGTGGTCTTGGTAGATGAACGCTCTGGTAGGTTTCCCGTTAAGGAATGCCATGTTCTCGCTGACTGGATCACGGGGTGTCTGATCATCCGTTGTCGGCACTAACTTGTCTGCGTTTTTAATTCCCAAAACCTCAATCATCTGACGGTGCAACTGGGGCAGGTCGTAAATCTGTGGGGCTTGCGCTGCCAACTGAATCACTGCCTGATACTGCATGATCCGTTGCGCCATTGTGGAGCTATTAGGATCGCTGACTGGGATGACCTCAACGATGTCGTAGTCGCCTTGCTTGGCTTTACGCTCTCCATCTTGTGGCTCGTAGTCATATTCTTTCGGGGTGTAGTCCCGAATGATGTTCTTTAAGAGTTTGAACTCCTGTTTCATCGAATAATGGACACGTGCCTGCACCGCACCCATCGTTTTTAGCGTTCTTTCCAATAGCGCTAACGTAGTTCCAACGGGGGCGTTAGCGCTCATATCGGAGATGTTCATGTCCGAAATAGAGCCTAATCTGCGTCCTTCGTTGGTAATTCGGTCTAAAAGGGTCAATAGAACGTTACTTGGCTCCTTATAGGGAAGAGTCATTACGTTGTCTTTGATACCACCAGAAGGCACGTCAACATCCCTAAACTCACCCGGCTGGATGGGGGTATCGTCCCCTTTGATCCTCATACCACGGGATTTAAGACCACCGGGAAGATTAGACAGTGTTCCTGCGTCCACCAACTGGCGGATTAGGGACGTGCCTGCTCTTGCATATCCACCGATGATGTGGATTAAGCCCATGCCGTAGAAGCCAAATCCGGGAATGTAGATGTAATCTACGAAGTGTTGGCGCTTTAGTTTTCTTTTGTCATCTGGGTCGTAGTTCCTGCGTATAGCCAGAACCTCGCCCGTGCCACGCTCAATGGTGACAACATAGGGGAGTGCGATGCCTGTGGGTTCGCCGTCCTCACCTAAATCTTCGTAGCCCTCAATGTCTAGGTCTGCGTGGATTTCTAGGATTTGGTAGCGGTCATCATCGCTAACTTTGTAGCCTTGTTGGTCGGCTTTGTGTTTCTCAATGTCTGTCTGGATGAATACGGGTTCGCCAAGTTCTATGTCTCTATAGAAACCAGAGACTTGAAGTTTCCGCATCTCGTTCTTGGTCTTACGCATGACATGGGTAACACGCTCGGCCATGTTGAGGTTTGATGCGCCGTAAGGCACGATCAAATCTTCTGCCGTTACAAAGATGGCAACTTGTCTCTCTAAGGCTGGGTCGTAGTAGACTTTCTTAAAGGCGGAGCCTGCAAGGCCAAGGGAATAGAGAAGACGCTCATGCTCTGGGCGGTATTCTGGCATTTCCTCGGTCAGCTTGTAGTTCATGTCATCTCTGACACGCTCGGCTGCATCTTCCTTCATCTTGTCGATAGCGCCGATGATCTCTGTCTTGACTGGCCCAGCAGCAGGGAATGTCTCCATGATGGATTCTGCTTGGAATCTAATGGCTGCTTCGGTGAGGATTGTCGAAAAGACTCCGCACGCACCATTCCAAGGTTCCGTGCGTTCTTCATATTTCAGGCCGAGTACT